CCCAATTAACCAATCAGACCAACAGGGAAATGGCCAGTACTAATTTAAGATCAATGATTGATAATACATTGAGATTGCAAGCAGAGAGAAACAGGAACCATGATCTTGCTAAAGAAAAATTTGCACATGACAAATCTTATGATTTCAGAAAGCTAGGATTGGAAAAAGAAAAATTTAAGCATGAAACTTCTTATAAAAAAGAAGATTTAGGTTTGCGCAAGGAGTTACTTGATTATCAAAAGAAACTGTTAGAAAAAAAGGATAAAAAAGAGGAAGGGGACTTATATAAAAAATCTAATGAAAAAGCTGCCGAGGAAATAAGAGCATCTTTTAGCTCGCTGCCATCCTTGAAAAGTAACCTGAAAGAATTGAAGGACGTTGCTTCTAAACTGGATACAGGAAAAATCAAGGGAAATATTTCAGAGTACCTTCCTTCCATGGGTGATATTCCTGTTGTTGGTGGATTGATAGCAGCCGGAGAATCCCAAGATGTGGATACTTTTCAAGCTGTAAAAAATCAACTTGTCCTTGATTTAGGCAACCAATTAAAAGGTTCCAATATTGCATTGGGAAAATTGAAAATTATTGATGCTACCAAACCGAGCTTGACGAACACAAGAAAAGGAAACCTGGGAATCATAAATCACATGGGGGATTTAATTGATTTAGTTGAAGAGAAAAATAAATTTATGGCAGAAGGTTTAAAGCAAAAGAAAAATGCAATAGATATTGAAAATGCCTTTAACCAGTATGCGGATGCAAAGCTTGAATTTGAGGAAAAAAATCCTAAAGAAAAGTTTCCTAACAAGCCAAAAGACTTCCTTGAACTTTCCGATTTGGAGGGAGGAAACACTATAGGGGATGATGGTGTTGACCTAACTTCTATGAGTGATGAGGATTTGAGAAGAATTGCAGGGGAATAAGTAGATGCCAATAACACCAGAAAAAGCGCGGGCAGAGTTAGCAAGAAGAGAATCCCTACGTTTATCGAAGAGGGAACCTAATGCAGATTCAAAAAAAATTACGCCCGAAATGGCAACCGCAGAATTGGCAAGAAGAGAAACGTTGCCCATTTCAAAGGAGGAGCCACAAGCCCATGAATCAGGTAGACCCGAAGGTAAGCCAGAAGAAAGTAAGATGAGTCGTTTTGGAAGGTCTATGGCTCGATTACCAAGGAATACGGTGGCAGGATTGCTGGATATGGGGGACTTTTTAGCCACTCCGATAAGGGAGGGTTTAAATATGGGCGCAAAGGCGCTAGGAATTGATAAACAAATCCCGACATTGGCGTCAGAAACAACAAATCTTATTGATCAATCAACAAATGGGTTAAGCGCCCCCCAAAATGATGCAGAAAAAATAGAGGAATCTGTGCAAAGGGGATTAGTATCATTGCCAGTAGGTGGAGCTTTGGGAAAACTTGCGCAAGGTGCGAAATATGCTCCTCAAGCTGTAAAATCAGTAGGTAATTTTTTGAGGGGATCAAATGTACTAACCCCCACTAATATTGCCTCAACAGCTGCTACAACAGGCTCTATCCAGCATTCAATCAATAAGAATCCAGAAGATACGTCAGGAGCAATCATTTCAGGTTTGGGAGCAGGATTGGGCGTTTCTTCTGTCCCTGCTGTAGCAGGGTTATTGACCCAAAAAGGAAGGGGATCAACTTTATCCAGGCTGGCAAATAAGACAGCCGAAAAGCTAAGTATTAATCCGGAAGCTGTTGAGGCGTTTAATAAATCAGGAATAACGCCAACTTTGGCAGATGTATCTAAAAGCGATAGGGTAAAAATGATTTCATCAAAGATGGAAAAAATTCCTATTGTTGGCGCTCCCTTACAGGAAGCAAGGGATTTACAAAAAAATAAATTATTAGAAGGATTGAGGCAGGGCGAAAAAAGCCTTACCCATTCAGAAGCTAGTAAAATTGCTAAAAAAGGGGCAAAGAACTATCAGGGGGATAAAAACCTGGAATTTAAACAGATGTTTTCCAAAGTGGAAAAAGACATCCAAAAATTGCCTGATGATACTGTCGGCACAGAAGTTATAGATAAATATTTTGAACCTATGTTTGAAAAATTCAAGACCGCGTCTCAGGAAAGAAGATTTAAAAAATCCCCTATTGGTAAGATTTATACAGAATTATACCAGGACGCAAAAGAGAATGGAGGGAAATTGCCTTATCACTCCATGAAAAGATTTTTAGATGACGTTAATGATACAGTCACGACGCATGGCTTGATAGGAAAGGTTAGCGAAGGAGAATTAAAGGGATTTGGGGGGGCCATTGCAGAAAACATAGTAAAAGATTTAGAGCCTAAGTTTAAGACCCTTGGGGAATCATCTTATAAGAATTGGAAGGAAGCGAAAAAATATTATGCTCAATATGCCGAGCACGACATCCCCAAACTGAATGAGATTTACAAAAAAGATAAAAAGGGGGCGACGGAGGCTTTTCTTGACATTGTCACTAACCAGAAAAAGGGAGCGGAAAAAGCTAAAATAGTACTTAACGGATTGGATGGAAAAGAGAAAATAGAGTTAACAGATGCTATTCATCATCAATTTGGAAGGACGACAGATGGTACATTTAGCCCTCTTAAATGGGTAAGGGAATTTAAGTCATTGCAGCCTGAAGCGCAAAAAGTACTTTTGTCTCCTCTTGATAAATCATCCCAGAAAAAACTAAATCATATAGTAGAAACGATAGATCATATGAAATCTACTCTTAATGAGGCTAATACATCAAAAACGTCTTATTACACAGCATTGGGAACTATTGCGACATTAGCAGCGAGGGCCGCATCCCACTTGGTTGGTGGCGATCCGTTACCTGCTGTTCAGCTGGCCGCTGGACTTTTTGCGGGAAGAGTAATTTCAGATAAGTTCCTTTCTAATCCAAAATTCATTAATTGGCTTTACAAAGGAATGAATGCTAAAAACATGAATCAATTTGAAAAAATACTCAACAATGTTCCTCATGTTGGAGAAGGAAGAAAAATCTTGCAAAAAGAAATTCAAACATTCCAGCATGACTTAACTCAATCCAAAAAAGAAAATGAAAAGGGAAAATCAAAAAAAAATGGAGAGGATTAAATTAATGCGGAATTGGGATTTTATGGATTATTTTTGTCTTCTGTCTGTTTTAGTCCAATTTATGGAATACGGAGTAAGAAGTAATTTTTGCTCAAGTTAATAATCATTCCGCGGCAGCGCATATTTGTGGGGCGCTTCTTCTTTCTTAACCACCGCAGTATAAACAATTTGATCTCCATTTTCTCGAATATGCGTATGTTCTATTATATATAGAATATATTAATAAGAACTGTCAACATTATATATATAAAATATTTATTGACATTATGTGTTTCAGCCTGTATCAAGGGAAAGCAATAAAAAATAAGAAGAGACAATAAAATGCAAGATAAAGAATTTACGATTTCTTTGACTAAAGATGAAGTTGATCTTGTTAATGATGTTCTTAAGGGCGTTATGGAGCAGTGTTTCCGAGGGCGAGACCTTAAAGATTTTGAAAATAATAAGAGAGCCAAATCCACACTTTCCCTTTATAATAAGATAGAAAGTCTCTACAAATAATGTAAATCCATTTAAAGTGTATATTTAAACCTCAAGTTGAACGTGTGGGCAGTTGGCTTGAAAGAAAACCCTCCAGCTGTATCTATTTTAATATTCATGATGGCAGGATAATTGATAACTTCATATTCGATGCCAATTCCAAAATTCTTGTTAATGAAATAATCTATACCACCGCCAATCAGGATGCCTTTTTGTACCCTATGTATGCTTGCGATGTCCTTTGGATTTAAAAGATAATTTTGATTTCTGAAAGTCAATGCAAAGCGGCTTAATGCTATTCCTGATTTTAGGTAAAATACATTGTTGCAATGGACAAACCCGATTTTTGCGGCAATGCCCCCCTTGTGATTGTTTTTCATATACATAAAATAGTTAATGTAACCTGGAAGGCTATTCTCTTCTTTTTCAATGACAATGTTGGCGTATTGGTAAAAACCTTCTACTGCAATATAAAGATTTCTATCAAAAATCTTTTGGTAACCAGCAAAAATACCTGTTGCGAGACCCTTTTCTCCAATACTTATTACCCTGTCAGATATCTGAAAGTTAAGGGTTCTATTCAATTGTCCTACAAGAGTGCTATACCCAAGGCCTAATCCGCCATAAAATCCATCATTGATGGTAGAAACTTTATTAAGGCGCGGCTCGCAAGAGATACTCACGTTTGCGTTAGCTGCTATAAATAAAGTTAATATAAAAACAAATAGTTTACTGATCATTTGATGTTCCCTCTTGCATTAAACCTATCATGCCTTACACTCATGCGCAACAAACTAAAAAGTCTTCGTGGTTATCAACTTTTGTTCCTGTTATTACTTCATAATGTGGCCAAAATTCATCAGGAAGGTCTTCATTAAAAAAATCATACCCCGTTCCAAATCCTTCGTCATTTTCTATGAAATTACGGCCAGCATTCATAATTTTTTCGTAAGTTATAGGGGAAGGATCGCCTTCCCCTCTGGGATACATTTCCCTATTTTTAAGTACGGCTTCATTGATTTTCTCAGCATAATCTTCCATCCACTTCTTAGATTGTTCGCGCGATTCTTCTGGATTAAAAGAAGGGAATGCGGGATGTTCCCAGACATGCCTGAGTGACTTTATTGTTCGCGGATAAAGGACGAGCCAGAAGCGTTGCCCCTGTTCAACAGGTTCCTTTAAAAATGGGTCAACAATGCCCACTGTTTTAAGCCTCCAAACATCTCCATCACTTCCCTTTTGGTATTCTGCTTCACCATCTGCTGTCACATGCTCACCTGGTTTTAGCTCTTCCTTAGCTACCATAGGTTCAACGGCCAAATGGATAGCATCCCGCTTCTGTGTGTCGTCTATAATAGTTCCTAGCGTTTCTAGTGCGTCTGTAAAGACGCTGCGCTTGTCACTCATGGTTTTCTCCTTCTATTAACTATTTATTTGTCATTATATTTTGTCATATTTATTGGAATAATAGAGTAGATTTGGCTATTTTTTCTTCATTATTTATTTGAAATGTCCTTATTTCATCTCTGGCTGCCAGGTATTGCTCTTTACTCAACATAGAAAAGTCCTCTACTTGATATTCTTTCAACAAATGACCTTTCAAGGCTTCATCACCTTTGACTAAAGTAATCAGGTCGTTCAATTCCATCTCATCTATTCTGTCACTATCCATTGGCAATATCTCTTCTGTTCCCTGTTCAGTAGGAGAGGTAAATTTTTCTGAAAGCATTTGGCTCAATGAAGATGATTTTGTTGTTGGTTTTTCATATTTAGAAATAGAACTTTCAATTAAAAGTTCATTATATTGTTCCCCTTGGTCTCCTCCTTCATCAAGGCTTATTGCTTGAGATAACTCTATGCTCACAGGAAGGTATTTGAATAACCTTCTGATAACTGTTTTCCTTGCCATTTGCTCGTAGTCTGTTTGCCATGGCCCATAATTAGAAGCTTTAGAGCGTGCTTTTATAGAGTTAACCTCTTCGATGGACATGACTTCAAATTGATTGCCCCCCCCTTTTATTGATACGCAAGCATATACATAGATCATTTCCCCCCGGTTTTCCCTGGCCGGTATGTGCCTGAGTTTAGGGGTCAGTCCATATTCAAACTCGAAAAAATCCTTTTCATAAACTGCATTGACCTGGGGACTACTTACGACTCCTGACCTCGTAGCCAATTCCAGCATTCCCTTGTAGCCAATAATAACTTGGCATTCTACTGTATTTTTTTTCTTATTCTCAAAAGGAATCAGATGGACATGTCCAAGGTGTCCACCAGGTTCAAGACCTAACTGGCTGCATTGTACAATACATCCGGCAAAAGATATTGGGTCGCATTGTTGAAGTTTGGGAATTCTGCGTAGTTCTGTCATGACTACCCTCAACATACGATCTGGTGTCATGTGCTTTGGAAGGGCCATCTTGATTTGTTCCTTTAGAACAGGATCATTGAGCCAATCCATAATAGATTTTTTCTGCTCGGATATTTGTCCCGTCGTCTGTAATTGTGAATTTGTTGTATTCATTTTTCCCTCCTAATTTATACGTAATGATTTGTTTTTTGTTTCTTCCAGAAATTGCTCATATACCGAATAAGCCTCGGGACATCTTTCTTTAAATGATTTTTTATCAAGGTTTCGCCTTTTTGATTCTATCCAAAAAGCAAGTTTTTTTCCTTTTGTATCTAAAAGGGACGAAGCACCTTCCATGTTATTGCAAAGCTCAAGACGTTTTTCTTCCTTTAGTTTTTCCAGTTCCTCTACTTTTGACCTGATATCCTGAATAGACTGAACTAAAGCCATATCTTCTTCTGTTGCTATCTTTTTTATATCCTCTTCAGATGGGTACAAAATACTGGCATCCTTCATATTAACAGGCATGGGGGGCATTCTTTTTTCAATGTTTTCTTTCCAAAATTGGCGCTCCATGTTGATGATTTGGCTTTCGAGTTCTGGATTTCTGTAATAAGTGTATACCCTGTGCTTTAAGCCGCCGTGTCCACCTGAGAATACAGGGATATCAACCTGGGTTGTTTTGTAAATATGTTCCGATACGATGGCGTTATGAGCGCACTGCAAGAGATATGGAGTTGGTATGTTATCCGTTCCTTCTTCCCCCCACTCTTCCCCTAAAAACCCTGTCGTTTTGCATTCAAGGATAATAGTACTGTCTTTGACCAGAAAATCTACATTGCAACGCATCCAATGGTATTCAGGATGCACAAGAGCTTTTTCTGGCTTTTCTATTTCAACTCCCTTGCGACGTGCATATACTTCTGCTGCATACTGCTCAAGGTCATTGCCAACCTCTATTGATTCACTCGTAATGTCTTCATCTTCTTTTTCGCCAATCTTAAGAAGATAAATATCAAGGGGCGTTTTGTAAGGGGATAGTCCAGCTATATAACCAACATCAGAACCGCCAATGCCTAAAAGCCTCTCTTTTTTTTGTTCTGATGTTAACATGCGCCTTTTTCCTTATTGTTTGATTGTACAAATCTAAATTTTTTGCCTAGTAGGGTATTATTAACAATATTGTTTCTTTCCTTTTTGTAATAAACCCATTCTCCGTTTCGCAATTCCCTTATTTCAATCCTGTGGCCATTATTGATGATATTTGAAGCCGTATAGATTTCAAACGGTTCCCATACTGTCTTATCATCGCTTTCTATCTTCATTTGAAGGTCGCCATCATCAAAGGTTTTCTTTCTTTCCACTTTTATGTAGGAGGCGTTCTTATCAATAGCTTTCTGAAGGGCTGTACGTGGGTCACGTGATAGGAACCTGTAAGTGTAATCTTTTACAAATGTTCCATTTTTTATTGATTCCCAACCTTTGGCAGATGAACTCAAAACATTAGTCATTGTTCGCTTCCTTTTTATTTGATATGTTCAGTAAAAATGTCAATTCGTCCTTAATCTCTCTTAACATCATTAAACAGGCTTCTTTCTCTGAAATATAGGCTTTTATAATAATATCTTCATTAGCATAAATTTCCATTGATTTTATAAACGCTTCAAGATCTTTAGCTAGGTTCTTTATTCTGGCATCTATGTAAAAGGAATGCCATTTCAGATCTATTATGGACTTTTCAGACATTTTTTCATCCTCTTCGATCTCTTCGATTTCCCTTAGAACCCAATCGATTGTTTCTATGTCCACTGAAGCGTAATGCTGATCTATTCCTGTCCCTCTAAAATCAAATGCATTGAAGATATCTTTTTTATTTTCAAGATTTATCTTTAAAACGTCTTTCTTAGATTTTTTCTTTTCTTTAAGTTTTTCTATTAAAGAACTCTTCAGGATATAGTCTACCTCCTTGTATACCTTCCATCTAAATGGCACATCTTCTTTTTTAGGTTCTACATTTTCTATTTCAGGATTATCATCTTTTATATTATTTGCAATATTATCTAATTTTAAAGGTTCGTTGTTTTGCTTTGTTAACAATTCCAGACATGAGTTTTGGGTTAGAAAATCAATTATCCTTTTTTTATCTGATGGAGAAATTTCCGTATAACTCCCACTTGAATCAAGTAAAAAAAATTCATCATCATTATCATTGTGTTCAAGAAATTTAATTACATTATTCAAATTAATAATCGTCCCATCCTCAAGTTCAATCCATCTATCTGCCATCTTAATTCTCCAACTTTGATTTGATTAAATTTTTCAATCGGAAATTCCTCATTTTTTCAGCCTCTTCTCTTGTATGGACAAAAGTAATGGTTTTGGTAAATTTGTCCAGGGCAACCATAATAATATCAACCTTTCCTGATGCAATGAGAGACTCGATAAAATCGATAGGAATTTCTAATATGTCATCTTCTACCGCAGTTATGCCATGCATTTCGAACTTTTCCACTACTCCATATATTTTTTGATCATTGTATTGTGTCATTTTTTCCTCCATTTTCCCATTAGTTATATTTTGAATAATCCGCGATAAGGAAGGAATGCATAGAATGCCCCTTTAGCAGATTTTAAGATCCAGCATCCAGGTTCAGTGATTGGGTAATGTTTAGCAGAAGGGTAATCTTTGGTAGAATCATAACATTTTGATTTTTCAACAAAAGTTAGTTTCATGAACCCTATTTTAACTTTTTTCCCTACTTCAAATACGATTTCTTTTGCTTGTCTCATTTTTTCCTCCCTTAGTTATGCTTGCATTCCTATTTAATCACAAGGGTCAGCATATTGTCAACACTTTTTTACACAAAAATACAAAATAACCAAAAATAAGTATAATTATGTAAACATTACATCATTTTCAAAGGCATTTGAGAAATATTGGAAGAACTCTGAAAAGGTCTTGATTATAGGAAGGAACTACCACATATTTAACGGCATGGTAATAAAAAATAAACCTCCTAACTTTGAGAAAGGAGGCTTATTGAAGCATAAACTTAACTAAGAGGAAAACAAGATAAAGATAAATTTAGTGGACTGAAATGAAAACACCAAATTTATGATTGTCTTACATATTACAAAGATCGAGAGATATTAGGCCCTAAGAGATAATATGCCATATCTTTAATAGATAACACGTCCTGTCTTTATAGGGCACATTATCCATTATTGCAATGTTTTTTTTAACTTATAATAATACTTTGTTTATGAGAAAGAGATAATTATGTCCTATATTACTGAAAGACCTGATAAAATTTCAGGGCTTTCCCATATCTTCTCCCCACTCCCCAACTGGATTCTGTCAAGAAAAGAGATAAGTTCCAATGCTAAAATGATTTACGCTCGCCTTTTGCAATACAAGGGGAAGAAAGATCATGCTTATCCCAGGCGTCAGGAACTGGCTGATGAGTGTGGCCTTGAGGTCAAAACAGTTGCAAGAGGTCTGCAGGAGCTTAAAAAAAACAATCTTATCTTTGCAGAACGGCGAGGGAATGCCCGCTCAAATGCTTATAAATTCCTTGTGCATCCCTGGATGTCAGATGGGAAGACATACAAATCTAAAAGCGTAGAGGCACAAGTCACTTCTATTGACAAAATTGATGGGACAGATTTGTCCTCTCAAAACAAAATTGATGGGACAGATTTGTCCTCTCATGATGGGACAGATTTGTCCCATCCCTATGAAAAGATAATTGAAAATAAAAAAGTAGAAGAGAAAAGGGATTTTTCGACAACATCTTATGATTTTAAAAAAGAGTTCAAAGAGGAATTCGAGGAGTTTTGGAATGAATATCCCCTCAAACGTCACAAAAAGCTTACCTCCACGAATTTTATAACAGCCAGGGAGATAGCTTCTTTTGCCGATATCATGAAAAAAGTTAAATCTTACAAACGCATGGCTCAACACAACAATGCAGAGAAATTTTATATGAGCTCCCACAAATGGTTAGAGGAAGAAAGGTGGAATGATGATTACGGGGAGTTTGAGAAAGAGTGGAAAGCCACAGAAGCCCTCCTTGTTGCCTCTGTTCTCCCCGAGGAATACAAGGATAATTGGGAAATAATTTCAAAGCAGCTTAAGGAAAGGAAAGGAAAGGCACTACACAAATCCTGGTTTGAAAAGATATGTCTGGCATGCGTAAAAGGGGATACAGCTACGATTTACACTGCTGGACGATTTGTCAAGAATTATACCGCACAACATTTTTCCTCAGATATCCTTCCCTTAATCCAGGATATTTACCCGAGTGTAAGCCATTTGAAATTCAAGGTGATTCCTCCCAAGTGATAACTCGTGCGCTGGAAAGGTTTTAGGCTTAGCAAGGTAACAAGGGTCGGATCAACCTTGATAACCCAAAAAACAGCGATGGGAAGGAAACAAACAGCCAGAACCAGAACAGCCAGATCGTAACCCAATGGCTAAAATACCATAGTTTCCATAGCATTTTCCATGTTATTGCCCTGGTTGGTTCCTGATAAATTTCACAAGATGAATTTTCCCGCATTTTTTCCAAAAATAAAAATGCTAACCAAAAATTAACTTTTAATATCTACGCTAAGGCGTCAAAAACGATCGCTGGCAGATTTTGGGAGTGGGGGGTATAGAATTCCATGTCTCGTCAACTTGAGGCCACTCTACGGCCTTCTATGAGCGTTTTTGATGGTAGGCCGATTTTCGCGAAATGTTTGAGCTTCTATGCTGAACCTTGCAACAAGATTGGCTTCCAGGCGATTTATGCCGATTGGCTCACCTGTTTGTTCACAATAACCGTATGTCCCGTCTTCTATGCGCTGCAACGCTTGTTCTATGTTGCGGAGGGTTTTATGCTGTCGGTCTTGTTCTTTTATTTCGATATTGCGGGAAATTTGATTTGCTACTACATCAAAAAAATCTATATCTGGTTTAGTAGAAGGGTAATTTTCTGTTTTCCGATTTTCCAGAATGTTTTGCTTCCACTTCAAGAGCCTATTCTTGAAATGTTCTAACTGGTGAGAAGTTATATAACTTTCAGAATCCTCATAAACCATTTACTATTTTTCCCTATCGTTCTAAAAAAAAGTAGGCCAAAAGTAGCCTACCTTAGAGGAACGCACAAAATCTATTATCTTGTATATTTTAAATAAAAACATGAACATAATCAATAAAATTTGCAATATGGTTTGAATGAAAGCATACTTTTATGCTATGAGTCTCTCATGGAATCCATAACCTTCACTGTGCCTTTCCCTCCCACATGTAACCACCTATACGTTTCTTCATCCCACAAGAAATGGTCAAAAAGGTTGAAAAAGTGGTATTATCCGCGCTACATGTCCAAAGAAGCAACGCAGTATAAAAAACTTGTCTCGGAACTTATCTTTTACAAATTTCCAAAAGTAAAGTATGAAAAAGTTCCCGTTGGGGTTTATATAATTATTTATCCTCCGGATGATAACAGGATAAGGGATATGCATAACGGGGAGAAAATATTGTTTGATTCCATAGAAGCCTCGGGCATCATTGATAATGATTGCCAGATTGTTGACAGAAGCTCAACAATTGCCTACAAAATGGATAAAGGCCAATGGGTGATAACAATAAAACAGTTTGAAAGAAAAAATTAAAAATGAGTCAATTTCTGGATTATAATGAAGCTTACGCAATACTTCACGATAGAATTAAGGCGCAACAAGTGGAAATTGAATATTGGGCAAAGAATTCATTTCATACCCCCTTTTCAGGTCAATCAATCTCTTTATCACAAGTTTTTCCCATACCAAATCGTTTTGTAAGTTTTTTGATTCCTTTTGTGAGTGACCTACCAAATAGCGATAAATCTTATTTATCTACTTCTCCTCCTTTTGACCATACTTTATGTTTTTACTTGGAAAAAAATGTAATGAGTTTTTTCCCTCCTCTGCATACCAGATTAGTCCTTATTCAAGACCTTCCAGGTCGCCTATGGCACCGTGAGGGACGGTCGGAAATCAACCCTCATTCAGATTTTCCCGCATTAGAAAAAGCTGCGCAAAATGGTATATTAAGGTTTTATAATCCCGAAACTTATAATTTTACTTACTATAAAAATTCCAAAAATGGGTCTTCCCATGATAAGCTATGGTACTATACGTCTGAAGGAGAAAAATACCTATCAGGTAAAGGGGGAGAATTTTTCTTGTTGCAAGATATAGTAAATATTGAAAGAATATTTTTTAATAGACCACGAAATGAGTGTCTGGAAGAATTAGGTTTTGACCCTAAGGATAAGGATTTTGAATGACAGATGGAAAGAAAGAAAAAGAATCCCTGAAAAATTCTGAGAACACTAAATTCTATCAACTTATAAAGCTCCTCAATGACTCAGAATCCCACTGGAAATTCTGGATAGATAAGAAGAATTTTGGAGATATAAACGGTCTTGTCCCTATCGAAAGATTCATAGAAAGGGAAAGAGGAAGTATATACTCTCCTTTTATTGATAAAATATCGGACAGATGCTTTAAATTTGTAGTAATAGATATTATAGAAGAAGATTCACAAGAACTTCATACAAATGAAAATGATGTAAAAAGGAAAAAAATATATTCAGATAAAGGTATTATTTATTTTAAACATAACAATATTGATTTTTTGTATAAAGAGGTGAAAAAGATTTCGTGAGTAATGAGAGGCCGATTTTGCAAAATGGAAATAAAATTGGGAATGGGCGATCAAAGGGAACTCCCAATAAAAAAACGGAATTCTTCCATTTCATTAGCGACAATATGCAAAGCTTGCTTAAATTACAGATGAAATCTGCCCTCGGGGGAGACTTGGACTCACAAAGGTTTTTGATAAATAAAGGAATACCTACTCCAAAGCCTGGTCGTTTTGTTAAAACCTATCTGCATGAAATAAAAACCATCGAAGATGTCGCGATTGCCCAGCGAGAAGTCGTGAACGCCCTTAGCAATGCAGAAATAACTATCGAGGAAGCAGAGAAGCTCTTTGAGATTATCGCTCAACAACAGAACACGATAACGACTCTTGAGATACTGCCTCGGCTACTAACTGTGGAAGAGGCTCTTAAACAAAAAGCTTAGGAAAAATTCTCGGCCTTACCTGTTTCATAATTGTATTGAGGTAGCCCTGACGGGTGTTGAACCCATATCTCTCGATGTAGAACGATCGAGCATCCTAACTTTTCTCTTAGACGACAGGGTCTTGAAATCACCCTTTCCTATGGTTTCTAGATAGAAAAGGGGATGGTGTTATTTATAGCCTTTCTAGAAAGGTTTGTATATTACGTAATCTTGTCTAATAAATCTTTTTTTCCAACTTCAAGTGCAGTTAATAAAGTAGATATTTCTTCGACATTACCATGATATCCACATATAGTAAGTCCTAGTCTTTTTTTAGGTTGTTCATTTCCATCTATTGTTGCAATAAAAAAAGCCTTCAATTCTCCTATTTTATTAATTTTTTCAACATATTTATTAAAACTGGTAGAAGCTTTTTCAGATTTCGGTTTTTTATCTCTAGTTTCTTTTATTTGATTGATATCGATTACGTTGGTCATGTTCTTATTTTTCTTCTGATATTATAATAGTTGCGATAGCAGGTTTAAAAATGAGGCACAAAGTTTCTTGATTCCTCTCTGTTTTCTTCAAGATAACTGAAGAATTGTCAAATTCACAGACAATTCCATGTAGTTTAATGCCACTTACGAGGTATATAGTCGCATTATGACCTGTCTTAAATATGTTTTTAATGAATACGTCTTCTATATTATTAATCACCTTAGAACTCACCACTTCCTCCGTTTTAAATAATTTTTTCCACATTTTTTTTGCCTTTCCTTTTAAATAAAACAACGACTTCTTTCATAATAATCTTCTATATCATTAACCACATTTGTGAGGAAGGATAGTAATGATTTTTGACTGCACGATCTCTTATCATAATTAATTGACCCGCCTGCATCAATAATGTACGCACTATAATAATCTGGTTTTTCTCTTAAATGAGCTATTGCCTTACCGTTCTTAGTAATATCGTATTGAGACTGAGAATTTTCAAAAGTATTATGGGTTTCATATACTTCATATCCTTTTATTTTAAGTGGCTTCATTTTATTTTTCCTCTTCATTGTTGTTAAGTCGCACTTTAACTTTGAATGGTAACCCTTGGTGTCGGATTATTTCATTGTAAAAAATATTGAATAAGGAGGTAGGCGTTAATCCTAATGATTTTATGATCTTATCGGCCTCTTCCTTGATCTTTTTGTCAATGCGGCACATATATCCAACCTTTTTTTCCTTATTATGTTGAGGAATATCAAAGGGAATTTGCCTATTTTCTATTATCATTTCATAAAATAGTTTAATCACAGAAGTAGGAGTGTATCCTAACTTTCGTATAATTTTTTCTGCTTCTTTTTTAATTTCCTTATCTATAGTAGTAGATAAATATGAAACCCAAGTAGATGAAACCCATTTTTTCTTAATCAATTAATATAAACTCCAGTTTTTCTCTATTCCTAATAGTTCTAGTCATTAAATATAGGTTCAACTAAGTTTGTCATGTGAGTCCTCCTTAATTATAAAACCGTAACCGTAACTGGAACCGTAACCGTAACCGGAACCGTCACCGGAACCGGAACCGGAACCGGAACCGGAACCGGAACCGGAACCGGAACCGGAACCGTAACCGTAACCGGAACCGTCACCGGAACCGGAACCGGAACCGTCACCGGAACCGGAACCGGAACCGTCACCGGAACCGGAACCGTCACCGGAACCGGAACCGTCACCGTCACCGTAACCGGAACCGGAACCGGAACCGGAATAAGCTTTCCATGGCTTTACATCCTTAATTGCTTTCTGAGCAATATCAGAAACTTCTAATATTTCTTTAGCATCCAAGATAATAATTACCGGAACTTCTGATGGGAATTTACAATTATCTGGTTTTTTGGGTCCTGTTACAGAAAGTTCTGAAGCTGATGCGGCACCATCCCAATACCATAATCTACGGACATTCAATAGTTTTACTACTGTTCCTTCAATATTCTCTAATGTTCCAGAAAAAAGCCCAGAATTCATGCCACGCACTATCACATATTTACCTTTTAATTCAGATCCTATCATCATACTTTCTTCCTTTTTGTTAAAAAAAATTAATTATTACCTCTCACAAAATCCTTATAACAAACCTGTTTCATTGTGTCATTTGATATGTGACTCTTCTAAAAATAAATAGATAACTTGCCTTTCCTTTAAATCAGCGCAACAATATTTCTCGTAGGTTATTCAACGGGACTATATTGATTGCGCACTTCTTCATTATTGAGACTGCTTGCTAATTTCGAATCCAGATTATCGCAAATTTCTCCTACTATTGACTTCCGATATCAGGATGAAGCCTCTGCCTGTGAGGAGGATTTCCATACCTTTTTAAGAGCAGCATGGCATGTTATAGAAGGAGATCGACCATTTATAGATGGATGGCACATCCAGGCCGAATGTGAGCACTATGAAGCCTTGTTCTACGGAAATATATTAAAGCTCATTATTAACGTTCCTCCTGGTACCTGCAAATCAACGATTGGCTCAGTGGCCTTTCCTGCCTGGGTATGGACTAAAACCCCTTCCTCTCAATTCCTTTATGCCTCATACGGTATGACCTTGGCTGTTCGGGACAGCGTAGCTTGGGGAAACAAATGCCAACTCACAAGGGATATTAATACTAAGACACGGTTTGCGAACGCTCAGGCTGGATACAGGATTGCAACCAGTATCGGTGGAACAACAACAGGGGAGCACGTTGACTACGAGTTCTTTGATGATCCTAACAATACGGCGAATGTTGAATCAGAAGTTATACGAACGGACACTAACATTAAATTTGACCGTGTTTTCTCAGGTCGTTTCAATGATCCTAAAACGGGCCGTTTATGTGTTGTTCAGCAACGGACACACTTTCAGGATTTGTCAGGCCACATATTATCTAAAAATATTCCAGGTCTAATTCATTTATGTTTACCTCAGGAATATGAGGTAAGCAGACAGTGTACGACCATTCCCCTTAAGAGCACGAAAGGTGAGAAATGGGAAGATCCTAGAAAAGAAGAAGGGCAATTATTATGGCCTGAATTTTTTGATAAGAAATCCGTAGAACTAGGAAAAATAGACTTAGGTGGTGAATACGCTATTGCGGGACAGTATCAACAACGTCCTTCCCCAGGCCAAGGCGGTATCTTTAAAAAGAAGGATTTTCAGTGGTGGAAACAGAAATACCCTCCCCGTTGTCATTTTGTACTGCAATCCTGGGATACGGCATTCAGCAAATCCGCAACAGCCTCCTGGAGTGCATGCACAACATGGGGCATTTTCAAAAATGACCATCAAGTCGATAACATTATCCTTTTGAGCCTATGGAGGGGAAGACTGGAAAATCCTGACGTAAGGAGAATGATCCTAAGACTTGCACATAACTATTACGACACACATACTAACTATCCTGCACCGGAAACACAGGCTTTCAAACCGGATATGATCCTAATTGAAGGAAAAGCAAATGGGACCCCCCTTCTGCAAGACCTGCGCAGGGCTGGACTTATTATCAATAGTTTTGACCCTTTAAAACATGGAGGGGGGGATAAAACATCCAGGGGGCGTGCAATATCACACCTTGTAGAAGCTGGCCTAATCTGGATACCTTCGGAGCCTCCCTTATATACAAAATTAAGGCCATTTGCAGATCTTTTCGTTGAATCATGTGCATCTTTCCCCAATGATGATGACTCAAAGGACATAGTGGACACCATGAGCCAAGCTCTGATTAAATTCAGGTTGCAAGGGCTAATAGGACACCCGGACGATGCTTATATCCAGGAGGAATTCAATCCAAACCGAGGGAAAAGAATATACTAATGAACTGTTACTGTATCTATTGGGTTGGAAATTATTCTCAAGATTTCAACTACTTTGAAACTTTTTCTTAATGCCTCGTAGGAAGGATGCATAAGGAAATCTAATCTTTGCCTAATGACTTCAAGGTAATTTTCATCAAAATATACGCGTCCCAGAAGAAAGGATACAAGACCGGTATAGATTGGAAATATTTCATTAAGGATGATGGAGATAAAACAATATTCCTCTCCATAAATTGTGGATTTCTTTTTCTGGATTATGTCCGTATTAATCTTCTTTTCCAAATCATCTGCATTTTCCTTTGCAATACCAAGTTTAGCGACTATAGGAATGGACATTTCATTAATGATTGCATATATAGGGCTATTTTGGTTTTTCTCATGATTGTCATAAAAACCATAGTGACAAAATAAATCAGCATGCAAACGCACTATGTCTTGACTAGATTGATTGCAGATTTTTTGAATCATATTGAGATCATCTATGATTTTATGAAAGTTATCTTCTGTTATAATTAAAGAAGGCAATAAATTCCTATTTTTATATATAATCCCTCCAAATTGTATCCTTTCATTCTCCAGTTTTTCTTTTGCATTAACTATTTCGTCAAATTTTTTGTTCATTATATCCGCCATTGTAAATAGTCAAACTTTGTGTATAATTTCATATATATGGTATTTTTATAAATGGTTCAAATGGATAATCTATCTAATAATTCTACACTCTATCAATCCCCTTCAATAGCCGACATAGAAATTAATATCCAGGAAACAGAACAGAAACAACAGGAGTTTGTAACTCCTTCCCTGGAAGGGCATAATGAAAACCTCGCAGAAATATTACCCCAAAGCACATTAAACCGTTTATCTGCAAGGTTAATAGAATTAATTGAGGAAGATATTGAATCAAGAAAGCAATGGGAAGAAGTTCTATCGGAAGGCTTAAAACTCTTAGGTATAAAGCCTGAAGACAGGAATTACCCATTTGACAACGCATCAGGAGTTTATGGGCCATCTATGATGGAAGGGTTCGTAAATTTTACCTCAGTTGCCATTGCTGAGCTTTTGCCCTTAGAAGGGCCCATAAAGCAATATATAGTAGGGGAAGTGACAGATGAACTGCAAGACAGGGCAGATAGGATTGAATCTTTTTTTAACAATTTCCTTATAAATGATTGCAAGGAGTATTATTCAGACACAAAAAAAATGTTGTCTTGGGTATATGCTTCTGGTTCAATTATTAGAAAATCTTATTTTGATGAATATTTAGAACGACCAACAGTAAAATTCATCCTTCCTCAAGACTTTATCGTTAATTATGGAACAAATGATTTAGAAACATGTTCACGAATGACAGAGGTAATCAATATTACAAAAGAAGAAGTTTTAAGAAACCAAAGAACAGGGATCTTTATCGATACCAATTTATTTCCGGATGATTCTGAAGATGGTTCAATAATTCAAAAAACCCGTGACAACCTTGAAGGTATTACAAAACCAGCGAACCACCACAACAATGGAAATTATACTTTTTATGAATCCCATGTCTCCTTTAGCGATTTTGAAATTGCAGAAAGCCTGGACGACTTTTCAGAATCTATTTACCGACCTTATATTGTAAAAACACACAAAGACTCTAAAAAAATTGTTTCCATTTATAGAAACTGGAAAGAAGAAGATGAAAAATGCATAAGAACAAATTATTACACAAAGTTTGGGTTTATGACAAGCTTTGGGTTTTATGATTGGGGCGCTGTACATTTGATAGGAGGGCTATCACGCGCAAGCACAGCTACACTAAGGCAAATTATAGATGGTCAGACATTAGCGAATTTCCCAGGTGGTTTCCGCGTAAAAGGAATGCCACTCCAGAATAACAATATACCTATTGGCCCATGTGAGTTTCCGGAAATTGAAACCGGTGGATTGCCCATACAACAGGCAATCATGACAATGCCTTACAAAGAACCTTCTCCCCAGGTAAATATTGTAAGGAATGAACTGGACATGTCAGCATCCCGCATTATGGGATCTGCTAATATGCAAATACCGGAATTCCAAACAAATGCCCCGGTTGGGACAACTTTAGCTCTCCTTGATGTATTGCATTTGGTACAATCCACAGTATTAAGGGGCTTAAGGGACTCCATGTCCCGGGAATTTGAAATACTTTACCGTTTATTTTCTGAAACAATCTCTGAGGAACCCTACGAATTTAGTCACGACGGAGGAAAATCTTATATTAGCCGCCAGGATTTTATAGATGATATATCGATAATACCTGTTGCAGACCCACATGTTATTACAAAAATACAAAGAATTATAAGGTCACAATATCTACAGGATCTTTGTTTGAAATTCCCCAGCCTTTATGATGCGTATGAGATAAACAAGATTGCGCTTAAGGAAATTAAACTTACAGATTCCCAAATTGGTAAGGTTTTAATTAATCAGGAGAATGTTATTCCTTTAGACCCTGTAACTGAAAATCAAAACCTTATTATTGGTAAGGCGGCAAAAGCCAGTATAGAACAAGACCATCCATCTCATATAATCGTTCATGAGACTATATCTCAAGATCCTACTATTCCGCCAAATGTTTTAGCTACAACCGCGGCCCATATTGCACAACATAAGGCATTGCAATTCCAAATTCAGATGCAGCAATTAACTGGCATACAATTGCCTCCTGACCCATCTAAGTTACCTCCTGAAGCTCAGAACCAAATTGCTATGTTGGCCGCTCAAGCCTTAAGTCAACAACAGAAGGCACAGCAAAAGACGCAACCTCCCTTGCTTGATCCTGCCGCTGTCATGCTTGAAAAAGTTAAGGTTGAAGAGAAAAGCGTTGAACAAAGGGACGTTGCTTCTGAGCGTGAAGCCCAGATAAAAGCATTTGCAGCCCAACTTGACTATGATGCTAAAATGAAAGCCTTGGAACTTAAAGAGGAAGAGTTGAGAATAAAGGCGCAAACAGGGAAAATATAAACAGAAAACTTATTAAAATTCAATATCCATTGTGGTATGATTACTTTGATAAGTAAATTTAGATAGACCCAAAAATTTTTTGAGAGAGGATAGTAAAATGAATCGGGAAATGAAAGATACGTACCGCACAACAGGCAAGCAACACAAAAAAGCAAGCGGTGGAAAAGTCGGAGAGAAAACCCATAAAGCATCAGGGTATGAAAGTAGTGATTGGAGCAAGGTTGATGCTATGGTAACCGGTAAACATCCGACTACAAACCTGTGTACCAATCGGGTAGCTGGCAAATAATAACTAATCAGAGGGTAGCCCTTAAGTTACCCTCTGTTTTGTTGATTAGAAAGAATTAAAAATGTTAAAGAATTTATTTTTTGTTTCACTCAAGGCATTTGCTGTTTTTGGATTGTTAGCGAACTTCTCAAACGCAAATGCAAACAATCCTTGGGAGCAGCGTTTCTACGGAGGACTTTCCTTGGGAGGAGCTTCCTTAAACACACAAAATAATTTATCCGTTAGAAGTTCACAAATTTCTAAAAAAACAAATGATACCAATGTTCATGGGGAGTTAATTGGTGGATATGAGATTTCCAATCAGAATATCTTTCTAGCTCTGGAAACTGATATAGGCTTATCAAGCGCAGCAACAGAAGAATTGTTAACCCTGGCTGGCATTCAACATCCTTTTACAATTGAATCAAAAAATGGATTTGGTTTTGCTGCCCATATAGGAAAATCTATTGATGAAAATCACAGGGTTTACCTTAAGTTAGGGATTGAAATCAAGAAATTCCAGACAGAACTGAAAGGTCTAAACCGTTTTACAGATCATAAGAAATCATTTAATGGGATAGGTTTCGTTCCTGGGATAGGAATAGAAAAGAAACTGACTGACACGGTAAATTTCAGGACAGAGTATAAAGTTTCCCTTTATTCTGCTAAAAAGCTTGTTTCCGAGCATACTACTCATACTATCAAGACAGTAACACATCATCTAACGGCAGGGTTTTATTTCAAGACATAAGATTATTTGAGAGGATTTAGAACTCAGTTGGTTTAAATCCCCTTGATTGGTCTTGAATTTAATCAGCTGTCATAAAAAGAGTCCAAAATCATAAACCCTGCTATTGATAAATAAATTATATCATCTAATGCAAGCATCAATGCGGGCTCCAAGCGCCTTGTTAAAATCCTGACCTACGAGGCGTGGATCCCATGGACTATTACCAAGGGAAAACTCATTCGAAAATTTAATATTTATAGATTCCAGGTTTCCCTTATCAGAGAATTTAACATCATTAATTGTCCATCCTTGGTGTTTTAGAACTGACAAAACCAATTCTTTAAAGTTAACACAGGTTGTTGGTCTTTCTAATAAATCTTTGTTAAGTATGTTAACAGGGGGAACAAATTGAATGCCTTCAGGGCTTTCGCTTCTATTAGTATCATTAATCTCGCCATTAGTAGCCATTTTCATGATTATTTCAGTAACTTGTTCTATTTTTGGTTTCATACTAGCTTCTACATAACAAATCAATTTCTGCTTCTCCATCTATTTTCATTATACACTTATCCCATATCAAAAATTTTTCTATTTCTGACAACTCTTCTCCATTGGCAATTTTCTTTTTAATGTCGACTATAGTTTCTTTGTGAGCTTCGTCCATAAGTTTCCATATTTGACTTTGTGTTACAAAAGGCATTTTATTTCCCTTCGTTAGTCTTATCTTTATACCTCAACAGATTGCATTCAATCTTAAGCCATTCCCCGTTTTGATATATTCCAATATAAGAAAGGCCGTCAGAGTTATAAATACAATCACCCCTTGGGAACCTTTTCATAACAATCTGATGGCCTTTCTTATATTGGTCATTAACTAACGAATCCTTCTGTTTTGAGTCATTTTTATTTGCCTCGTTTCGTATGTCTAATGCTCTTCGATAATGCATATAAAAAGCATTTTCTTCTAAGGTAGGTTCTATAACACGATTCATTTTATTTTGTATCATAGAAAACGTTGCTTTATTTTTCTTGTCATCTATATAAGAGATCATATCCTCAAAAGTCTTAAATTTTGGAAGCTTCTTATTAGCAATATTAAAGATACGTCGCATTTCTATTATTTCCTTAATACCTCTTACAATACCTTTGAATATATCAAAAACCTCACTCATTGTACGGCTCATAAGAAGCATAGAAGATATCCTTCTTGCACGGATAAATCTCACCTTTGACGCCTTTGATAATCATGTCGCCTTTTTTGGCTGTCATAACACCTTCAAGCGTTTTAATAGAACATGAAGAGGTACCCCAAACCCCAGGTTCAGCATACGTAATAATTTCATTTGTCCACACTTTATTAAAAAACCAATCTGGCACGTAATCTTTTCCAAGCTCAAAAGCCTCAACGACTATGGGTTTCTTAACGTATTTCACATCCTTCATCCTCTATTATAAGTGAGTGGACTTTCCTGTAGTTTGTTTCGTGAATCTTAAGCTCCCTTGCAAGGGCTTCTGATTTTTCCGCGAAGCTCTCACGCATAAGTCTAAGCCCATAGCCTCTACTGAAACAACCACGGCAATAATCTTCTATTTCATCATCCGATAAAACAGTCGGATTCAAGTTGTAACTTTCTTTCATTTCTCATTTTCCATAATCTTTATCTGTTCCTTTCTCCAAAGATTCTTTTATCTTCTCAAGAAGCTGGTTCTTTAGAGAAAGATCGTAAATCCTTACGTAATCATTAAGAAAAATAATAGGAAGAGGCAAAATTACACTAAATACTCTCATATTGTGACCCCAGTCGAATTTCAGATGGTAAAATTTACTAACCTTTTCATGCCTTTGGAAAGGCCATAAGAGACTTATCTTCTTTAGTGGAACCCTTACTTCTTGATAATACTTTTTAAAATGGGGATATAAATCACCACAACTATTGCAGTGAAGAAAATTAAGCTTAAAGGAACGCTTTATGGATTCTAAATTTGAGTTGTAAAGTTCTTCATAGGGATGGCGAGACGATAATTCATTTTTCATTTCCAATTCCAATCATTCAAGAGATGTAAAGCGTCTGTGTAGGCGTAATGCTCGCCGTATAGGTAGTCATATTGATCATCATTGAAATCCTTAGCTTGAATTTCATTAATTTTCTTATCAAGCGCAGAGATTTTATCCTCAAGATACGCTTTGATTTCTTCTATGGTCATCTTCAATCCCCCGAAATCTCAAGATCAGACAAAGTCAAAACACCCTCAGCAATAACAACCCCGAAGTGAGAATTAATAAGATCATAAGAAATACCGCAATCTTCCATGGAATCATGAAGCCAAGCAGTAGATAATGAAAAAGGGTCTTTTCTAAAAGAAGAAAGGATTCCAACAACTTCACACAAATGCGTAAAATAAGGTACATTTGTATATTTTCTTTTCTGATCTTTGTGACATTGCATAGCAAACATCATAGCTTCAAAAGACACATTTGTTATATTCATTTCTCATTTTTCCCCTCATGAAACCACCTCTTTTTGTTGTGGCACCAAATCATCCCACATTTGACACAATATAAACGTCCAAACAGATCACGTCTCACTCGAACGAATCTTAAAAAATGAAGAACGCGGTGCAGTAAATCCTTAATCATTTTCATTTTCCGATTGAATTTGATCCCAGCAATCTTGCGAGCAAACCTGATAAGGTTCTGACCCATACCCCATAAGAGTGCCGCACGTATAACAACTAACAATACATCTATTCTCGCTCATTTCTCATTCCAATTCATTCATAAACCAAGTGCCTTTATCAACAATAATACTAGCCCTTCCATTTTCTGGGCTACATTGTATAGCCTGGATTTCAGCAATAAATGGCCATGCACTTATGCGCACAATAGTATCGTCTGGCCATTCTTCCATAAATTTTATCAATTGTTCTTTAGTCATTTTGATTTTCCTTATCTATCTTCTCAAGCAATCCCTTTAAAAAGTCTTCCTCAACAGAAATAGTTTTCCCTCGTGTGTTAAGGTCGCTTAGTCTTTTTTCTATGATATGTTTAATTTTTTCCATGATACTCAGGCTCCATTTAATGTAAGTATACTAGCACTATTTCGATCATTTAGTATCATTTTGCAGTCTTGGGGGTAGGGATTACACCTACATTCTAATCATACTAGGAAGTCGACGAAAAGTATGACTTAGAGTTTTTGGACATCCTTCTTATTTATAGCGCTAGAAGTTAGTCATTAAACTACCCCAATTTCATTTTCAATAAGTTCCATCCTGTAATTTTTTTACTATAATTTGTTCGTCTATCTGAGATGAAAGGCTAGAGAACATTATATAAAGTTCATTCACAAGGTCATTATTCTCAGGACTTCCCCATTCGTTTTTTCGAGCAGCGGATAATATCATACTCAACGTTTGGACATGACACGGATATAAAGCGTAATTGTGCAAAACCTGGTCAAGCCTTGGGTGAATCTTTTGCCTTATTGTCATTTTCATTTTCCATAATGTTGATTATCCGATTTTATCAATAAAAGTAT